GCGCGCCGGCCTGTGCGGCGGGGCGCACGGCGGCCTCGGCGCCATCGGCCAGTTCGTCCATGCCCAGATCGCCCAGGTCGACGTCGATGCGGAAGCCGCTCATGCGGAGATCATCCTCACGCAGCGGATCTCCAGCCACTCTGTGCCGCCAGACAGGGCCGCCGGTTCACCCACGATCTTGAAGGCCTGGCCGCGCCACAGCACGCGCCAGGTAGCCAGCACATCGGCCCGCCAGCGGATGATGAACTTGGCGTCCAGGCTGCTTTGGTGCGCGCCGGCGGCGGCGATGTCGCGGCTGCTGACGTTGGCGCTCTTGGCCCAGACCTCGGGGTCGGTGGCCACGTTGGCCCAGGCGCCGTTGGGTTGACCCATCAAATCCTGCCCGGCCGCGCGGGCCTGGAAGGTGATGCGCTGGTTGAGCTCGCCAGGGTGCATGGTCTTCATGGCGCGTTGTCAGCCGTAGTTGTCAGCCATACAAGCGGATCGGGTCCAGCATGCGCGGCAGGTAGGCCGAGCTGGCCAGGGCATCCATGGCGGTGAGGGACGGGTCACTGGCCATCACGGCCACCATGGCCTTGACGAACGACGCGGCCGCGGGCGGCACGGCGGTGGGGTCTGTGGCACCCACGGTGACGTCCACCCACACCCGGTGGCCGACCGCCACCTCGCCCAGCGTGGGCCAGCTGGTGCCAAGTGCAGGCGCCAGCACGATGCCGGGGTCTTGCGCGGCCCAGGCGAAGCCGGACGCGCTGAGGGCGACGAATGCGGCACCGTCCCAGTAGCTGACCGCCACGGCGGTGGGGCGGTAGAAGCGCAGCACCTGGTCGGCAGCAGGCCAGTCCTCGAGCTCGACGCGCCAGATCTGCTGCATGAACTGACGGCCGGTCTGGTGCTCGGCCACCTGGCGCGCGGCGGCGATCGCGCTGGCGACGATGGCGTCCCAGTGGCTGCCGTCCAGGCGCGCGGCCAGCTTGGCGTCGGAGACGCTGACGGGCTCGGCGGTGGGGGGGGTCAGGAGGTGGGATTGCATCACTCACCCAACCCTTGGCGCGTCGTACCGCATCGCGTTCGACCCAGGCAGCAGATACCCAGACCACAGCAGTGCTCCGTCAATCCGCATCAGACCGACATCCATCCGAGTCGCACCGTGCACTCGCAAGTAGCCAACGGCGGGCGGCACGGCCACAGCGCCGACGCCAGAACTCACGTGGCCGCTGACCTTCCACCGTTGCTTGTTCTGGAAGCCGTTGGCCACCGTCGCAGCGTGGCCGGTGCCAAGCGGGCTGGCGCAGATGTTGAAGATGGGCGCGTTGGGCTCGCCGCTCATGAAAGGGTAGTGGATGTCACCTGAGCACCAGATCGCACCACCGGGCTTCGCCCAGGAGGCCGAGGTCTCGAAGAAGTCTTCCATCTCGGCGCGCTCGGCCGCGTACTTGCTGTAGTCGTCGGCGCCGCCGTAGAGGTTCTTGCCGCACATCACGCCCTTGAACGTGGCGGTGCTGTTCTGAATGCCAGCCTTGAGCCACGCCTTCTGCGTGCTGCCCAGCAGCGTGGTTCCGCTGCCATCGGATGCGTCACGGTAAGCCACGCCATCGACGAAGAACAGTTCCAGGTCGTCGTTCACCCGAACGCTGAAGTACCACGGGTTGCCGACGTTGGGGTTGCCTTTGTAGTACGCCCGCATCGCTGCGCGGCACCACGCGCCCATGTTGTCCACCTGCTGCTGGGTGCTGGCCCACGTGAAAGTCTCATTAGCGGCGGTGAGTGTCCCATCCCAGTTGTTGCCGGGGCCGTGGTCGTGGTCGTCACCGATGAACCAGTTGGGCACGCTCTTGAGCATCCGCGCGGTGCACGGGTACTGCCAGTAGGCGCGATAGTGCTTGTAGAGCTGCGCCAGCGTCGTCGCTTCGACCAGCGGACCATCGCGCTCGACGCCCAGGATCGTCTCGCCATTCAGGGTTGCGGTCGCGCCAGACACTGGCTCGTTGGCGTAGATGTTGTCCCCCAGCCAGCAGAAGCCCGCGAGGTCTGGCGCGTGCTCTGCCAATGCGCGCAGCGGCACTTGATCGCGCGTGTAGCCGCAGCAAGTGCCAAAGCCGATGGCAAGCGTTGCACCGCTGGCCGGCAGGGTCTTGATCGTGCCGCTTCCAACAACCGCGCCACCGACTGACGCGGTGTAGTGGTATGACGTCCCAGCAGCCAAGCCGGTGACCGTGCAAACTCCACAGCCATCATCCACCGCAGTGTCGATGGTGTCGCCCGTGAACGTCTGCCCGTTGCACTGCACTGTTAGGACGCCGCTGGAGGTCGAGCGCAGCCACACCACGGCAGCCGTCTGCGTGGCGTGGTGCAGCGCGAGCTGGTTGACGTTGGCCATGGCTCAGGCCATGAGCGGCGAGAGCCGGCCGGTGCGGTGCCACTCCTGCGCCGCGCGGAGAACCGTGGTGAAACTCTTGCTCGTTTTCCACCAGAGCAGGTTCTCCACGCACGCGCCACTGCCACCGGCGCCCAGCAGGCCAGACAGCGTGAAAGTGCTCCCGATCTGCGCGCCGATGCACATGCCCGCTGCCACCGTGGGCAGGCTGATGGCTGCGGTCATCGTGATCACCGACGAGCGCGTCAGCACACCGTCACGGATGAGGTGCGCCTCCGGAGCGGCGGGGTCCGTGCAGTCCAGCAGCAGCGCCACTTTCGAGCGCACGCTATTCGTGAGCGCTCCGGACACGATCTGCGTGTTCGATGCTGCGGCGTCCGTTGCGGCAGCAGGGCGCACGATGAACTCGATCTGGCCATCGGTGGCCAGGGACAGCGTTACCGCCCCGCAAGCCGTGTTCGTGCCTGATGGCAGGATGCGGCCCACCTGCAGAATGTGCTCTTTCGCGCTGGGGTTGCCAGACTTCCACGCATCGACCGACACCAACAGCATGCCGGTGTGCGCAGAGAGATCGAAGGCACTGAGTCCTTCGGTCACGCGCAGACTGTTCGTGCCGCTGGCGTGCGAGGTCAAGCCGAAAACCGGGTTGCTCCAAACGCCAGTCACGGTGCCCTGGATCGGCAACGCCGGCACCACGCCGAATTCGTCCTGCAGGATCGTGGGGGTAACAGTTCCGCCGCTGCCGTAGGCAGCAAAGGCGCCGCTATCGACATCCAGCGCAACCGCGTTTCCGCTGATCCACAGGCAGCGCCAGGTGCCGTTCAGCTGGGTCATGCCGACGACGCCGCTGACGGTCACAAACGACCCGGCCATCAAGGTCGGCGTACTGCCCAACGTCACGACGGTCGGATAACCTGGGGAAACTGGATTCGACCCCGCGAAGTTGCGAGCGGTGTTGTCGGCTTGGTGCATTCGCCACAGCACCGGCAGTTCGGCGGCTGATGCGATGAGAGGGCGCACTTGTTTGGCGCCAGACAGTCTGGAGTTACGCATGGCTGTTGGCCTCCAAGAACACGCGCCCGACAAGCTCGCTGCCCCAGACAGACAGGCTGAGCGTCACGCTGCGCACGTCATCCAGGCTGTTGAAGTCCAGGCGGATCATCTGCGCGTAGACATCGGCCACATCGGTCTCCGCGATGCTGACAACGCCGGAGCCACCGGTGTAGTCGGCCGGCAGCGCAGCGCGCCCAATGCCGACCATGTACAGCGCCACGATGCCGGCGCTCAACTCCAGCGTGAGACAGTCGCCGGGCAGTAAGACCTTGCAACCGGCACCTGTGAGCAGCGCATTGGCTGCCGTTACGTCATCGCCAGGGTCGGCAATGATGCGCAGACCGATGATCGGCTGATCGGTGGCTGTGGTCAGGTCCCCGTTGAGGGCAATCTCGGCAGTGAGTACGCCGCTGCGCAGCGCGACGGCAGCGGCACGCGGGTTCACGCCGGGAACTACAGGCATTCCACTCATGATTCAAGATCCTTCGTAAGCAGATTGGGGCCAAAGCCACCAGCACCACGTGGGGGCTGTGGCGCCTTGTGGGACGGACCAGACCACTCGCGCGCCAGCGTCCGGCCCATCGGCGATTTGCCGAGACTCACCGATCGCGCCCTGCAGGATGGCAAGCTGCGAAGAGAGAACGGGGGCAAAGTGGGACACCTCGGCTTGCGACCATTGGAAGAGACCGGTGGCCAAGAGCTGAGCAGCCGCAACATCGCTTGAGGCCTCCTGAATCTGCCCGCGCCGCCAAGAAGTAGCGCGGCCGGTGACGGGCGTCTCAAAGAAGGGCTCAACGGTGCCGATGTACTTGAGAGATTGGGGCATGGTGGTGTCCTCGAGGGTAGCCTGGCTCAGGCCCGGGCCTGGTCGGCGGATTCATTGCCGGTGCCGGCTTCGTCACCCTTGGTGTCACGCTGGCCAGCGGCGTCCTTGTTCCTCGGGGCGGCCCGGTGGGCCTTCCTGGCCCAGCCTTCGGCCAGGGCGAGCTGGGCCACCTCTTCGGTGGTCTCCACGGGCTTCTTGCCGGGTTCGAACTCTTCGACCCGGTGGCCGCCGTGGGCGAACTTGAAGGGCTTGGTGACGATGATCTCGGGCATGCTTTCCTCGCGTGCTGGGGCGGCCCACCGGGGCGCAGTGCAGACGCCTGCGCCCCGGTGGTGGCGGGCCCGGTGGTTGATCAGGCCGCGCTGAACTTCAGCAGCTTGATGGCCTGGCTGTTGACCACGGCGCCGCCCACGCGCTTGGTGGTGTAGAAGCCCACGTAGGGCTTGTTGGTGTACGGGTCGCGCAGCATGCGCATGCCCATGCGGTCCACGATGGTGTAACCGCGCTTGAAGTTGCCGAAGGCGATGCTCAGGCTGTTGGCGGCCTTGGCGGGCATGTCCTCGTTCTCTTCGACGTTGAAGCCCAGCAGCTTGATGCCCAGGCCGCTGTCCTGGATGGATGGCTGCCACAGGTACTGGCCGGTGGTGTCCTTGATGCGCATCACCTCGAAGAGCAGGCCCTTGTTCATCTGCCACAGGGCACCGGCGCGGTAGCCCTTCTTGAGCGCGCCGACCACCGAGAACAAGGCGTCGGCCTTGTTGCTGGCCGCGAAGTCGGCCGAGACGCCGGTGGCGATGTGCTCCAGCGTGCCGAACGCGCGGCTGCTGTCGGCCGTGGCCGCCGTGGTGTAGTCCAGGAAACCCTTGGGCTTGTTGGTGCCGTTGCCGCTGGTGAAGGCGGCGCCTTCGGCCACGGCCAGCTCTTCCATCAGCTGGTCCATCAGCTCCGCTTCGGCATCGAAGAACACGTCGTCCAGTGCCTGCTGCGTCACCTGCGGGTTGGCGTACACCTCGCCCATGGGCGGCGCCACCTCGGCCAGCTGGCTGGTGTTGGTGGCGGGGCGGGCGGCGGTTTCACCCACCCAGCCGCTGGCGATGCCGTTGACGTTGACGAGCTTCTTGTAGTCGCTGGTGCCGACGCGCACGATGTTGGACACGCTGCGCATGGGGCTGATGTCGCGCAGCAGCTTCTCGATGGCGCGGTCGATCTCCTCGGGCATGGCGTAGCCGCCATCGGCCGGGGTGCCGATGCTCCAGGCCTTCTGCATCAGGCCCTTGAGCTCGGCGCTGTCTTCGCCCTTGCGCACGAAGCGGTTGATGAACGCCTCCTTGTAGGCCTTCTTGTCGGCGTTGCCTTCGTCGCCCTTGCCCAGCAGGCCCTGCAGGTTGGCCTTGGCTTCGACGCGATCGATCTCCTTCTTCAGGTCCAGCGCCTTGGCTATGTCGGCCTGCACCTGGGCGAGCTTGGCATCGATGTCGCCGGTGGCGCCGCCTTTCTCCAGGCGGGCCAGGCGCTCGTCGTTGACTTTCTTGAAGTCCTCGAAGCCCTTTTGCACGGCTTCGACCAGGGTCTTGAGCTCCAGGCCGCCGACGGCGTTGGCGAGGATGAGGCCGGGCAGCAGGTCCATCGGCTGCAGGCCGACGAGTGCCAGGTAGGGGTCGGCCAGGCCGGCGGCGATGGCCACCGCGCCGATGGCGAGAGCCGCGATCGCGGCCAGGAAGTGAGTGGAACGGTTCATGGTGGTGTGTCCTTGTGTCAGGTGGGGTGGTTCAGGTGGTCAGGGTCTGTTGCAGGCGCTCCAGCGCGGCACGCAGCTCCAGATCCGACTCAGCCTGGCGCTGAGCGGAGAGGTGCTTGATGCGGTGCAGGACGGCCTTGCTTTGGGCGCGACTGAAGCCACCTGCCTCACACAGGTAGCGTTCCAGGGCGTCCAGGTCTGCCAGCGCGTCGATGGCGGACTTGACGTTCGCAATCTGCGCCTGGGGGTTGGCGGGGAAGGTGACGATGGACACCTCCCACAAGTCGACTTTCTTGAGCGTGCGGATGCCGGTGACGCGGTCGTAGCTGTCTTCCCGCGGCACGAAGCCAATGCTCAGGCCGTTCACGGCCTTGGCCTTCATCAGGGCGCGGGCCTCGCGGGCGCGCTGCACGTCGGCCACCAGCAGCTGGCCCTTCAGGAAGAGGCCGTGCGTGTCTTCGCTCATCTCCAGGTGCGGGCCGACGGGCTCGCCGCTGCGGTGTTGCCACAGCACGGGCGGCAGGTTGCCGCTGGCCTTCCAGGCGGCCAGGCTCTCAGTGAAGGCGCCGGGCGCCACGATCTCGTCGTAGCTGTCCACGTTGCCGAAAACACTGCCGTACCCGGTGTAGGTGCCATCTTCCTCGACGGCTTTCACCTCGAAGGGGCGCTCGATGTACTTGAGTTCCATGGGGTGTGTCCTTGCGGTTCAGGCGTCTGCACCGGCCGGGTCGTTCTCGGCGCTGGTAAGCAGGTTGGCGGGCGTGAGCGGCTCGTCCAGGCCGTCCAGGGGGTTCAGGTCCAGGTACTCGCGCGCTTCGTTGCGGACCATGATTCCGCGCTCGCTGAGCTTGGACAGGTACTCCGCGGTGTCCTTCAGCGCGCCGCGCAGCAGGCCCTTGCCGTCCAGCAGCGTGTAGTAGCCCTGGTCGAGCTCGGCGTCAGTGAGCAGATGGCAATCGGCGCTTTGTTCGATGCGCTCGTACCAGGGCATGAGGCTGTGCACCACGTGCCAGATGGCCATCTGCTCGGCGCTGGCGTAGCTGGCGGTCTTCTCCTGCTGCATGGCCATGGCGGGCAGCACGCGGAAGGCGCGGCAGATCTCGTTGACCTGCTCGCGCCGAGTCTCCAGGTGCTGGGCGTCCACGCCGGTCATGCCGCTGGGCAGCCACTTGGCGTTGCGGTCCAGGATCAGCGGCACGCCGGCGTTCGTGGCGCCGCCGAATTCCTTGATCACCCAGGCCTTGAGCTGCCCGTACTGCTTTTCGTCCAGCGCGCCTTCGACGCTGTAGATCCCGGACGGGCGCACACCGTTGGCGTGCAGCCTGGCTTGAGACTCTTCCGCAGCGGCGGCCAGGCCGATGGCCTCGCGCGCGACGCGCACCATCTCCAGGCCTTCGATGCCGTCCCAGCTTGGGCCGCGCCAGTGCCACAGGTCGGCTTCGCGTAGGACGCGCACGTTGCCACTGCGGCCGGTGACGTGGTAAGTCAGCGTGCCGTCGTCGGCCACATCGGTGCGCACACGGCCTGGCGGGATGACGATCAGCTCGGCGATGCGCTGTTCGCTGCCCACGCGGCTGATGAAGGCGTAGGCACGGCCGCACAGGACGACGTGGTACATCATGGTCTCGCGCAGGGCAAAGCTGGTCTGCCAGCGGTTGGGCTTGCGCCAGAGCAGACGGTACAGCGGGTGCTGCAGTGCCGGCAGGCGCGTCACGCGGCCGGCGGCGTTGGTGGTCTGGCGCATCACCTGCCACGGCACCTGGGCCACGCCCTCGGCCAGCACGCGCACGCAGCAGAGCACGGCGGTCACCTGCAGGGCGGTGTCGACGTTGACGGTGGCGCCGCTCTTGGTGGCACCACCGCCGAACACGCTGCTGAGCAGCTGCGCCAGGGTGGCGCTGCTCATGGGCGTGGTGGCCTTGGCGGCCAGGCGCCAACGGTCGGGCCAGAGCTTCATGCGGCGGCCTCGGCTTCTGCCTCGACGCCGGCGGCGTCATCCGTTTCCCAGAACGACTTGACCGGCGGCTTGGCGCCCAACATGGCGCGGCCCATGGCCAGGATGGCGGCCACGGCGGCGTCGATCTTCAGCTCGGGCTTGGCCTTGCGCGGGAAGATGTTTTCGTTGCGGTCTTCCTGCACCTCGACGTTGCTGAACATCCAGGCGGTTGCCGGGTTCCCATCGTGGTGGAAGCGGCCGTCGTCGATGAGCGCGGCGATCAGCTTCATCGGCTCGCTCAGGTAGCGGGTGTTCATGGGCACATCCACGACGACGAAGCCGCCGTCCTGAAGGTTGGGCGCGATCTCGCGCGAGCCCCAGGCGTCCATGGCCACCTCGGCCACCAGGTGCAGCGCGGCATCGGCCTCGACGGATTCTTGAATGGCCCGCAGCTGGATCATGTTTCCAGGCGTCTGCACGATGGCGCCCTGCTCCACCCAGGCCTGGTAGTGCTGGTTCTCGGGGCGCTGCACCGTCGCCTCAGGCAGCCAGTTGCGGGTGAAGAGGTAGTAGTGCCAGTCGCGCCCGCGCGGCCCATCCTCCAGCCGGCGAAAGAGCTTGGCCTTGCTGGCGATGTCGTTCTTGCTGGCCAGGTCCAGGCCGTCGAAGCAGCTCTCACCGCGGAAGTCTTCTTCGCTCAGGCTGGGGTCGGCGCTGCTGGAGATCTGCTCCACCGTCAGCCACGGGCTGGCGGCGTTGACCCACACGTTCAGGTGCTTGGTCTTGAAGACGGGCTGCTTGCGCGGGTCTCGCCCGGCCTCGGCCTGGTCGGCGATGAGCTTCTCGGCATCGATCGAGATGCCCAGGCCTGGGTTGGCCTTGTAGAGCGTGGCCGGGGCCGTCCAGTCGTCGCCCTTGTCGATGGTGTAGATGATCCCGAAGCGGCGCTCGGTGGCGGCATCGCGCACGGCGCCCTCGAGGATCTTCTGCAGCTCGACCTGGTGCGTGAAGCACGGCCCGCCGATGTTGCTGCCGGCGGTGGTGATCACGAGCAGCAGCGGCTGGCTGCGGGCGCCCATGCCCGTCCACATGGTGTCGTACAGCTCGCTTGTGGCGTGCTCGTGGTACTCGTCCACGATCGCGCAGCTGGGGCTTGCGCCGTCGCCGGGCTTGCCGATCAGCGGCTCGAACTTGCTGTTGCTGTCCAGCACCGCCAGGTTGGAGGCGTTGACCATCACGCCGAACGCGGCCCGGTAGGCGTGGTTGGCCTTGGCCATCAGCTGCGCGGGGCGGAAGACTTCGTGCGCCTGGTCGCGGCTGGTGGCGCCGCTGTAGATCTCGGCACCGTGCTCGCCGTCGAAGGCCAGCATGTAGTTGCCGATGATGGCCGCGATGGTGCTCTTCGCGTTCTTGCGCGGCACCACCAGGTCGGCCTTCTGGAAGCGGCGCTTGCCGGTGTCGCGGTGAATCCAGCCGAAGACGCTGGCCAGGAAGAACACCTGCCATGGGTCCAGCCGGATCAGCTCGCCGCGGCCGGCCCAGTCGCCCTTGATGTGCGGCATCAGCTCGGCGAAGCCGCACACGCGGTTGGCCGGCTGGTAGGCCTTGCCCTTGGTGTCGACGAGCTCGGGGTTCCAGACGTAGGGGAAGTCGTCTGCGCCCTGGCGGGCCATGTCGTCCAGGTGGCGCTTGGCGGCCAGCTGCACCCAACGGCACGCGGGGATGCGCAGCTCGTGCACATCCCTCGCGTACTGGGTCGCGATCGCGGCGTAGTCCTTCATGGTGCTAGAGCGCGCCGAAGCCGGTAGGCTTGTCGTCTTCCATCCCCGGCAGGCGGAACTGGGCGTCGTTGCGCGAGGCGGTCACGCGGCTGCGGCTGCTGGGCGACATGCCGAACGACGCCAGGTAGCGGTCGACCTGCTGCGAGAGCTCGGCCGCCAGCTTGCTGAGCGCGGACTCGCGCAAGAAGCCAGTGGGCGTGGGCTGCACAAGCGCGTCGGTCGGGTCCTTGTCGTCCTTCACCAGCTGCGCCTGGCGCGCGGTGAGCGCGCGCTCGACCTGCTGCAGCCGGCCGTAGGCACGGCAGTACAGCTCGAGCGCGGCGCGGTCGATCTTGGTGAGCAGGTTGAGCTCGAGCAGCAGCGGCGTGATGCGCTTCCACTCCTTGCTGGCCTCGGGCGATAGGTGGTGCGGGACGGTCGGCAGGCCGACCTCGGGGTGCACGCCGTCCGCCAGGTCCGCAGCACGCAACGCACGATGCGCCGTGCCCGTGAAAGCACGCACATTCGCCGGCAGCGGTTTGGGTCCCCGAGCTCCCATGGCCAGTTAAAAAATCCCCAAAACCTGCGCGCAAGAAAATCCACCGAACCGTTCGGTTTCCGGGGCGGGGGTGGTGGAGATTTGACCCCCCCTCCCCCCGGCGGCCGCCGGGGTGGGGAGGGCCAGGCCGCGGCCGCGCAGGCGTTCGGCCTTCGACTTGACGTCGTCGCAGTCGGCGCAGATGGGCTGGATGTTCTCGTCGTCGTCGGTGCCGCCTTCGGCCAGCGGCACGATGTGGTCGCGGATGGTGGCCAGCGTGGTGTGGCCCTGCTGCATGCACAGGCGGCACAGCGGCTCACGCGCGAAGAGCGACTCGCGCATCTTCTGCAGGCGCCGGCCGGTGATGCGCTGCGGCGCGTCGGCGTACTTGCTCCACACCTTGCGCTGGTGCGCAGGGCAGCGCATGCCGCCATCGTGGACGAGGGTGCTGCAGATCATGCAGGGCTTGGGTGCTGAGGTGGGCATTGAATGCAGAAGCCCGCCGCGATTGCTCGGGGCGGGCTTCGGTCAGAGTGCCTGAATCTACCCCAACACCGGGTTGTTGCATAACTCCACGAGCAGGGCAGCGTGCGCCCGCTCCACCCGGTCCCGCACCGTCTCAGGTGCACAGCCCAGGCGGTCGGCCTGCTCTGCGATGGTCCCGCCGTAGATGTAGCGCACCACCACCGCGTTCCGCAGCTTGAGGTTCAGGCGGCCGATGGCACGGTGCGTGTCCATCACATCGACCGAGTCCGCCACCTTGAGCGTGGGCGCCTGGCCGGCCGTCGGCGGCGACCAGTTCTCGTGCAGGGTGCACACACCGGAGTAGCCCGACCCATCACCAACGGTCACCCAATCGGCCCAGCGCTGCAGGCGGGCCTCGATCCCCACGTCACGGCCCATGAGGTGGCTCCGGGTCCTTCAGGATCACCAGCGCCTGGCCCGCGGTCGGGCTGAAGACCTGCAGCAGATCGGCCCACTGGTCCCAGGGCGTACCGATGGCCAGCGGGCCTTCCCTCGCAAAGAACCAGCCTGGTTCCCCCGCCATGCCGCGCCGGAAGCACTCGGCCACATGGGCCTTCCCGAGCAGCCGCTTCTTGTCGGCCAGGATCACCGCCGTACGCGGCATGGCCACCGGCATCCAGGCCCAGGGCCTGCCGCCTTCAGACTGACTTTCTCTCCTGTCCATGTGTCCAAGTACCTCCTTAGATGTTGATGTAGGGACACGCTCCCGGCGCGCGCGCTCGCAGGCGCCTGCACATGCGCCCCTGCGCTGGCACCCGGCCCCCTGGACACAGCTGGCGTGAGCTCCGCTGGGGGCTCACTGGCTTGGCTTGAACCAAGAGCCAGGAGTCCCGTAGATGAACGCGGACACGCGGACACGCTGCAGGGGTCCCGGTGCGCCGGGTCGCGGGCGATCACATAGGCGGTGCCTCGACGCCCCCGACCTTTTCCGCGGCGCCCCGCGATCGCTGGTCAGAACGGGCAGTCGTCATCGTCGGCCCCTGCTGGTGGCTTGCCCTGCGTCGGGCGGTTGGTGTTGCTGTCGGCCGATGCCTGGCTCGCGCCGGCACCCTGCCTTGATCGACCCGGCGGCGGGCGCACGTAGGCGCGCGGCCGCCGGCCTTCGTCGTTGGACGCCAGGCGCTTGCTGGGCTCCCAGCCCAGCTTGTGCAGGATGGCGCCGGCCTTCTTGACCACGGCGTCGGTCTGCTTGTCCAGCGTGTAGCCCACGCGGCTGAGCAGGTCGACCATGGTGATGTGCGGCAGCAGCGAGCCGTTGGACTGGCCCATCGGCACCTTCTGCTGCTCGTTGTAGAGATAGTCCACGATGGACGACTCCAGCGAGCTCTCCACCGTGCGGGCCAGCTGCTGCGGGTCGAAAAGATCGCGCTGCTCATCGCGGTCAGGCCAGAAGCGCTCACCGGCTTCCACGCGGTGCACGGCCTCGGCGAGCAGCTGCTCCAGGTTCTCCCGCAGCCAGGCCAGGTCTGGCGCCTGCGTCACACGCACGGGCCAGAAGCGCCGGTTGCCGGTGGGGTCCGTCAGGTAGTGGCTCTCGTTCGTGGTGCCCACGAAGACCACCTGGCGCGGGTACTTGGCGGGCCGCCGGTCAAAGGTGGCACGGAAGCGGTCAGACGGCGACGAGATGAAGCGCTTGACGGCGCCCACCTCCTGCTTGTTCAGGTTCTCCAGCTCGCTCCATTCGTACACCAGGATGCCCTGGATGTTCATCAGCGAGTCTTTGTTGTTGATGTCCAGGCCGGTGTCGGCAAAGTAGTCGCCGCCCAGCACCGCGGCCAGGCTGCTCTTGCCCCAGCCCTGCGGCCCCTCGAACACCAGCATGTAGTCGAACTTGGTGCCCGGCCCGATGACCACGCGGCCGCCTTGCCGCACCTCGGGCAGCACGCGGGCACACATGCCCATCACGAACCAACGGCCCACCAGCGTCAGGTAGCGCTGCAGCGGGTCAGCGTCGCCCCACTCGTCTTCTTCCAGGCAGCAGCGGCGCAGCCAGGTGTCCAGGCGGTTGGTGCGGTCCCAGCGGCCGCGCAGGCCCACGAGCTTCTCGCGCATGGGGTGGAATCCGTGGCGCCTGGCCACGATGATCACCGCCTCTTCCAGCTGCTGGCGCGGGAAGCTGGGCATCTGGTGCTGCCGCACCAGCCAGTCGCCCATCAGCAGCTCATCGGCTTCCAGCCAGTCGCCCGCCGGCGTGCCCCAGGGCGTGGGCCCGGACTTCTCGACGTTGTTGCTGAACTCGTTGAAGCGGATCAGCCCCTGGCAGGCCGGGATGCCCGGCACACCCCGGTCTGGCCAGCCATCCAGGGCGAGCACGATGTTCTCCCGCACAGGCCGCACCGTGCCAGTGGCGCTGGACAGCAGGTAACGCATCCACCCGGGCGTGCCGTCGTCGTCTGCATCCTCCCCACCCCCCGCGGCAGCCCTTGAAGGGGTAGAAGCGCTGCCGGTGGCTGCGCGCACCGCGTCTTCAGGCGCGATGAAGGGCGTGGCCGCGCGGATGTAGTCACGCACGCGCGCGGCATCCCATCCGTCCGCGATCGCGTCTGCAATGTCCCAGCCGTCCGGGCGCTCGCCCGGGGGCAGCATGGCCACCAGATGCACGGTGCAAGCCTGCTTGGCCTGCAGCAGCTGGCCGATGCCCAGCATGGCCTGCAGGCCGGGCTGCTTGACCGGGGGCAGCAGCGGCTTGGTGGCGGGGTCGACGCCGGCTTCACGCTCCGCGGCGGTGAGCCTGGCGCGCTTGGCATCCGCATCGGGCCACATGATCACCGTGCGGCCCATCAGCCAGCCCCAGTGCGCCAGGGCCCAGGCCTTGGTGCCGCCTGGCCAGGTGACGAAGTCGAACTCTGCCCCCAGCAGATCGTGGCCAGCACGAGCGCACTTCTCGCCTTCCACCAGCACCACGGGCTTGCGCGCCGGGTCACCCAGGGCCGCAGCTGGCACATACAGCGGGCGCGGTGCCTCCCACTGCTTGGGGTGCCACTTCATCGTGCCGCGGCCGTCGCTCTCGTCCACGCACCAGGTGAAGGGGATGGTCTCTTTCTCGGGCTCGCCCTTGCTGTTGGTGCGGTGGAAGCGCGCCACGTAGCCCAGGCGCTGCTGCTCGAAGGCGTACTCCCAGAAGTCCACCGCCAGCAGCTCGTGCCACTCTCCCGTGGTCTTGTCCTTGTAGCCCCAGCGGAACTTGGGCATGGGCGCATGGCCGGGCACCGGCACGATGGCACGCCACAAGCTCTTGCGGCGCGCCTTGTCTGCAAGCTCAGGAGCAGGGGCCGCCGGCTTGGGCGCCGCCGACGGCGACGGCCGGTGTGCAGACGCCTGCTCTTGCTCCCAGCCCAGCATCTGCATCAGCTCGCGCGCCGCGGCGGCCTGGCCCAGGTTGTGGATGGCGGCGTACAGGCTGACCAGGTCGGAGCCCTTGTCGTCACCACTGAAGTCCGCCCACACCCCCGTCTTGCTGTTGACGCTGAGGCTGCTGCCCTCGCCGCCCGACAGGTCGGCGCACACGTATTCGTGCCCTCGCCAGTCACCACCCGGCAACCAGTCGGGCAGCAGCAGGTGCGCGCGGTTCAGCAGCGCATCGTTGAGCGACACAAAGTTGATGGGTGCGAGCCGGGGCCCGCCGCCGCTATCGCCTACAGGCAAGCAAAGGCTTCCGGCGTCAGGCTGCAGGGGCCCGAGTCATCATCCCCGTCCGACTCCCAGAAGCTGCGGCTGAGCTGCTGCAGCGCCAGGCCCAGGCTCTCACCACCTGGCGGCTGCGGCGGGGCCACGCCCAGCACCGCGGGGCGCTGGTCCGCCACACGCACCAGCTGGCCACGTTCCACCAGCCGCGTGGCCGTGTAGCGCGCCACGTCGTAACCCACCTGGGCGCGCATGGCCAGGTCGCGCACCGTGCCGGGCTGCTGCGCGGCCATGCTGAGCATTGCAAGCGAGATCTCGCCCATTGGTCTCATGGCATGGTCTCCAGTTCAGGCTGCAGCACCGGCACCAGGTGCATGTGCCTGTCACAGAACAAGCGGGCCAGCAGCAGATCGGCATCCGAGGCCAGCACGCCGTGCCGCCGGTCGCCGTGGCGCGGTGTCTCGTACTTGCACACCAGCTGCTGCGGGCGCACGTGCTGGATGACGACGCGGCGGCCAGAGGGCAGCACCAGGATGTAGCCGGGCTGGTAGCGGTCCCTCATGCTGCCCTCCGCGTGGCCTGCATCTCCTCGAGCAGCGTCACGTGCGCCTCCTGAGCCAGCCACTGCACCATCACCGTGTTGCCCAGCACCAGGCAGGCCATGCCCGCCTTCGCGGCCGGCAGCTCGCGCCGGTGCGCGTGCACGCTGAAGTAGTCCGACACATGGCTGGCGTAGCAGCCCGAGAGCTCGGCGAAGGTGCGCTGCGTGATGCGCGGATGGCGCAGCTTCCAGGCCAGGCGGCAGGCGTGGCGCCAGCTCTTGATGCCCATCACCACCTGCGGCGGCACCACCAGGCGCTGCGCCTGGACCACGCCACCGAACAGCGGCAGCGGTAGGGTCAGCGGGTCATAGGCAACTTTCATGGGCACCCCGGTTGAACTACCAGTTGAATCTGGACGAAGCTGACCGCATGCGAACCACCACGCAGCCGCCCGCAGCGGAAGAAAGAAGTCCCGACGCCGAAGCGCCGGGACGAACGCCCGCACAGCCACAGGGAGGAGACGGCTGCAGCCGGATAGGCCGGCACCAGCGCGGGCGGGAGACAACTGCGAGTTGCCGTGAGGGGTGGGCGCCCCGCCTGCGCTACGCTGGCGGCTCCTACACGCACCAGCCCCAGGAGGGCGCCCATGAAAGTCCCAGCCCAACAGATACCCGAAGTTCTTGGCCAGGCATTGCGCGGCATGGCAAGACTGCAGGCCAGGCAGGAAATGCTGGAGTGCATCGTCAGAGCGCTCATCGTGGAGGCTCCCCCTGCGCATCCGCTTTTCTGGAAAGCTCTGCATACAGCGAAATCAGATCTGGCCCAGAGGACTGCGCAGGCCAGGCGCCAGAACCCACCCGAGGTGGACGCCGACGCACTGGCACTGTGGAACGTGCTTTGCGCCGCCTGTGCGCCGCCAGCCGCTCCCGGCAGCGCGCCGCCGGGCCCTTGACCTGGTGCCGCTGCAGCTCGCTCCAGTCGTACACGAACACGTCGCTACTTCGACGCTGCGATCGAAGCTGCGCAACATGCTCTTCAAACAGCTCGATAGCGCTGGGGCGGCCGGCGCTGGCAGCCTTGAGTGCAGCCAGTAGGCGCGCGACCTCTTCGGATTCGCTTGCTTTCCGCGCAGCAAGGGTCACGTTCGTCGCCCGGCCGATCGCATCCACCATGCGTTGCGTCTCGCGATCACGCTGCATCGCGCACCTCATCGGCCGCAGCGGGCACGGCCGGCGCACCGTCGGCGCCGATCAGCTCGGGCCAGATCAGGTGCCAGTCACGCGTCCTGACGTGCCAGCGGCGCAAGCGCCCACCTGTACGGCGCTCCGCTCGCACGGCATCCAGGGGCTGCATGGCGTTGCGGCCGGTGAGGCACTGGTAGAGGTACTGCTCATTGCAGCCCACCAGGGCGGCCAGCTCGCGGCGGTCTCTTGGCGTGATAGACATGGCCGGCATGCTATCACCAAGCTAGAACTAATCAAGCAGTGCGCTCGAACTGGGTTCGATTGCTGCACGGTTCTAGTGGTGCAATAGAACTATGAGCGATCCTGCCATCTATGCTCTGAAGCGGCTCTGCGAGCGTGAGGGCGGCTACAAGGCCGTCGGCCTCACCTTGGAAGTGAATCCCCAGACGGTCTATCAGATCATCACGGACCGCGTAACTTCATCCGGTCGCAAGCGCGGGGTCGGCCGCAAACTGCGCGAGCGCCTCGAGGAGCATTACCCAGGCTGGATGCATCTTGGCGTGGTTTCTGAGCCACCCGTTGCCTATGGCGATACTGGACAAACGATCACCCCCGCAGACTCGGGGCAGTCTCAGCACGTGAGACCGCTAATTCGCAGCATGTCGCCTCCAAAGATGGCCGCGTCCCAGGAAGTGGTGTAAGTCTTCAGCCGGGCGGACAGGCGCGTAGGGCGTAGCCCGAAGCGGCTGGCCGCCCGGCGGCGACCGCGCTGTGTTGGGTGGTCACCGTGGTTCCGGATAGGGTTGAGGTGCGAATACCAACCTTGATCCTTGAGATGGAAACCACGATGACCAACGCAACTATCGCACTGACCGAGCTCGCCGAGAAAGGCGCCGACGTCGACGTGCTGCGCCAGATGGTGCAGTTCGCCACCCAGCGCCTGATGGAGATGGAGGTCGACACCCTGTGCGGTGCCGCCTACGACGAGAAGAACCCCGCCGAGCGCCTGAACAGCCGCAACGGCTACCGCGATCGCTCGTGGGAGACCCGCGCGGGCACGGTCGAGCTGCGCGTGCCCAAGCTGCGCCAGGGCAGCTACTACCCGGCCTTCCTGGAGCCCCGGCGCACGGCAGAGAAGGCCCTTGCCGCTGTCATCCAGGAGGCCTACGTGCACGGGGTGTCGACCCGCTCGGTGGACGATCTGGTCAAGGCCATGGGCATGAGCGGCGTGTCCAAGAGCCAGGTCTCCCGGCTGTGCGCCGAGCTCGATGAGCGGGTGGGTGCCTTCCTCAGCCGCCCCATCGAGGGCGATTGGCCGTACCTGTGGATCGACGCCA